CAGCGCGCAGGGCACAGGCTAGGGCACAGGGCACACGCCAGCGCGCAGGGCACAAGCCAGGGCACAGGCTACACGCCAGCGCGCAGGGCACAGGCCAGGGCACAGGGCACATTTCGCGGCATGGCGCGCCAAGGGTTGCGCCAACTGCGCGCGCTTCGCGTTTTTGGCCGAATGATCCGTCGACGGATCAAGCGGGGATGACAGCGCCACCCCAGTCCAAAAATCAAACCAGGCGGGCGCCACCATATATGGTGTGCCCCCCGGGGGTGGCCCACTAGGGGTGGGGGGTCGAGATCGATAGCGTCCTATGGGTGTGGTTACCGGCCCGGGGTCAAAAAACATAGGTAGTACAGGTCTAAACATGCCAAGGCGCAAGCGCATCGACAGCACGACCGCAGCTGTGGAGGTGATGAAGCGGGCTATGCGGCCAATCGTGCCGCCGGCTCACATCCCGCTGTCCGATGAGAAGATGCCGTTCTGGGAAAGCGTGATCGCGGAGATGGCTCGCTCGGAGTGGTCGCCGCACCAGCTGGAGATGGCAGCGCTGCTGGCGCAGAACCTGTTCAAGGTGGTGAAACTGGAGCAGATGCTGGAGGCCGATGGCCCGGTCCTGCACACCGAACGCGGGCCGATCCCGCACCCGGTGGTCGCACAGATCAATTCGCTGCACGGGGTGATCCTGCGGCAGCGGGCCAGCCTGCAAATCCAGGGTCGCGCCCAGCGCGGCGAGGCCCGCGACGCGGGCAAGCGTCGGGCGCACACGCTGGCGATCGAAGAGGCCAACCCACTGGTCGACGATCTGCTGGCCAGACCGACAGACCTGAATTGACGCGCGGCGAGAGGGTCATCGCGTTCATCGAGCGGTACTGCCGGGTGCCGGAAGGTGCCCATGTCGGCAAGCCGATGCGGCTGGCCGAGTTCCAGAAACGTTTCGTCCTGAACGTCTACGACAACCCCGCCGGAACGCGCCGCGCCTACCTGGCTATCGCTCGGAAGAACGGCAAGACCGGCTTGATCGCAGCGATGCTGATGGCCCACATCGTCGGGCCAGAGGCGCGTTTGAACAGCCAGATCGTGTCGGGCGCTCGCTCGCGCGACCAGGCGGCATTGGTGTTCAACCTCGCCGCCAAGATGGTGCAGCTGTCGCCCGAACTGTCATCGCTGTGTCGGATCGTCCCTTCCGGCAAACGGATCATCGGGCTGGCGCTGAACGTCGAGTACCGTGCGCTGTCGGCTGAAGGGTCAACAGCGCACGGGCTTTCGCCCATTTTGGCGATCCTCGACGAGGTCGGACAGATCACGTCCAGCCAGGACGACTTCGTGGACGCGATCACGACGGCCCAAGGCGCACACGAAACACCGCTGCTGATCGCCATATCGACGCAGGCGCCCTCGGACGCGGCGTTGTTCAGCACATGGCTGGACGACGCCGCGTCGTCTGGAGATCCGCGGATCGTCAGCCACGTCTACAGCGCGCCGGAAGGCTGCGACATTGAGGACGAGGACGGCTGGAAGGCCGCGAACCCGGCTCTGGGTCTGTTCCGGTCCCTGAAGGACCTGGAAGAGCAGGCGGCAATGGCCAAGCGCATGCCCAGTGCGCAGAACACGTTTCGGGTGCTGTGCCTGAACCAGCGGGTGAACATGTCGTCACCGCTGATCGGGCGCGACGATTGGTTCGCCTGCGAAGGCGACGCCAACTGGGAAGACGGCGAAGAGGTCTATCTGGCCCTCGACCTGTCGGCCAAGACCGACCTGACGGCTCTGGTGGGCGTCTCGGTGCATGGCGGCAGCCGGGTGCAGGCCTGGTTCTGGAAGCCGGCTGATCTGCTGCAAGACCATGAGGCGCGCGACCGGGTGCCCTACCGGACTTGGGTGGGCGACGAGCATGTCGAGACGGTGAACGGGCGGTCGATCCACCCGAAGGCCATCGCGATGAAGATCGCAGAGCTCACGCAACGCTACACGGTTCTGGGCCTCGCCTATGACCGCTGGCAGATCGACAATCTGCTGCGGGAGTTCGACACGGTCGGGCTGGAGGCAAGCGCCGAAGGCAGCGGCGACGGGCTGCGGCTGATCCCGTGGGGTCAGGGTTACAAGGACATGTCCCCGGCGATCGACGCGCTGGAGACGGCTGTCCTGCACGATGAACTCATCCACCCCGGCAATCCCTGCCTGACGTGGAATATCGCGAACGCGGTGGTGACGATGGACCCTGCCGGCGGACGCAAACTGGACAAGGTGAAGGCCCGGTTCCGCATCGACGGCGCAGTCGCGCTGGCGATGGCGATCGGCCTGAAGGACCGTGAGCGAGGCAACAACATGGTGTTCACGGGTTCCGACGCTTTGGTGGTGATCTGATGGCAGAGCCGACGATCATGGACCGCGTGGGTGGTTTCTTCGCCAGTGCCTTTGGTTTGGGCGGTGCGCCAGATGCCACGAAAGAGTGGTGGTGGCGCAACAGCCCGACGTCGCTTTCAAGCGCGGGCATCTATGTCGACGACGAACTGGCGCTCCAGCTGGACACCGTGCAGTCGATCCTGGAGCGGCTGGGCGGCACTATCTCGACGCTGCCTCTGATGGTCTTCAAGCGCACCGCTGATGGCGGTCGCGAGACGGCGAGAGACCATCCGCTGTACAGGCTGCTGCATACGAAGCCGAATGCTCGGCAGACGTTTCAGGAGTTCTGGCAGGAAGCGGTCATCCATCTGGCGTTCTGGCGCAACATCTATGCGCTGATCGAACCCGGTCAGGATTACGCGATCGGCGGTCTGACGTTGATCCATCCGACCCGCCTGGTGAAGATCGAACAGAAGCCCGATGGCTGGCTCTACTACACGTTCCAGCAGCTGCCTCCGTCGAACGGCAAGGACGTCTACCGGGAAGACCAGCTGTGGCATATCCGCAAGCCTCGGCTGACGGTCGACGGTCTGCGCGGCATGTCGATGACCGAGACCTCGCGCGAGACGTTCGGTCGAGCGATTGCGGTTGAGCAGTTCGGGTCGGCGTATTTCAAGAACGGTGGGTCCGGTGGCGGTGTGCTCACGCACCCCGGCAACTTCAAGGACAAGGACGCCGAAAACGACTTCATGACGTCGTGGCGCGCTGGCGGCACGGGCGTCAACCGGCATCGCGATCGGCTGCTGAAGTACGGCATCACCTACACGCCGTTCACGGTGAAGAACGACGACGCGCAGTTCCTCGACACGCTGAAAGAAGTCACGATCAAGCTGTGCCGCTTGTGGAACATGCCGCCGCACATGGTCGGCAGCATGGATCGCGCGACGTTCAGCAACATTGAGCAGCAGTCGGTGGAGTTCGTCGTCTATACGCTCGGCCCGTGGATCAACGCGCTGGAACAGGCCTGCGCTCGTGACCTGGTCGTTGGTCAGGACGCAGACGCCTACTTCGTCGAGTTCAACGTCTCGGGCCTGCTGCGCGGCGATTTCAAGACGCGGATGGATGGCTACGCCATGGCCCGGCAGTGGGGCTGGCTGTCGGTCAACGACATCCGCCGGCTGGAGAACCTTCCGCCGATTGGCGACGAGGGTGACCGCTACCTTGAGCCGGTGAACATGCGCTCGGCAGAAGCCGCTGAAGACGCAGAACAAGCTGCTGAAGGCCTGCCGGATGTGGACGAGGCGGAAATGCCTGCCGCTGCCGACATGGACCCGGCTGACAACAACAACGATCCCGCCAACGCCCCAGAGGAGCAGACCGATGCGGACTGACCCTTCCGACGTTCTGGCCGACGCCGCCGCTGCGAATCTCGCAGCACTTCTGGCAACCGGCGAGCGTCTTCTCGCCGTCGACATCGAACTGCTGGGCCGCGCGCCGCGCGGATCGGGCGGCACTGAAACGGCGCAGGGCGTCGGCGTTCTGCCGCTGCATGGGTCGATCATGCCGCGCGGGCAGGGTGGTCTGGAAGGTTTCGTCGCGCGTCTGGCCAATCTGGTCGCCAACCCTGATGTCGGCGCCATCATCATCGACGTGGACAGCCCTGGCGGTGCAGTCGCCGGGACGTCGGAAGCAGCTGACGCTGTGCGCGCGGCTGCGGCTGTCAAGCCGGTCTATGCGCTCGCTGACAGCCTCGCGGCGTCGGCGGCCTATTGGATCGCCAGCCAAGCCTCGCAGCTGTGGGTGACGCCCTCTGGCGCTGTGGGCAGCATCGGCATCATCGGCATGCACATGGATGTGTCCAAGGCGCTGGAAATGTCAGGTGTGACCGCAACTGTCATCACCGCCGGCAAGTACAAGGGCGAGCAGTCGCCGTTCGCACCGCTGTCGGAAGAGGCCCGCGCGCACATTCAAAGCCAGGCCGACGCCGAACACGCCAACTTCATCCGCGCGGTGGCCGCTGGTCGTCGCGTGTCTCAGGAAATGGTCGCCTCCGATTTCGGGCAGGGACGGATTGTTCCTGCTGCAAAAGCGGTCAAGGCGGGCATGGCTGACCGGGTCGGCACCATGGCCGATCTGGTTGGCTCCCTCCGCACCAAGACCGGCGCCATGCGGCGTCGGGCGGACTTCATCTTCTAACGAACGCACCGCGTTTCAAGGCCTCGCCGCTCGCGTTCCCCGACGCGCGTGACGGTTCACTGCGCTCGGGGTCACCCACAATTGAAAGGATCGTCCGATGCAGGACATCAAGAAGCTGCGCCAGGCGCTGCTGGAAAAGCAGGTTGCTGGTCGTGCCAAGACCTCGGAATACAACGCTCTCGCCGCCAAGGCCGATCGCTCGGAAGTCGAAGACGCCCGCGTCGTCGCGCTGAACGGCGAACTCGACGCGCTGGCCGCTGACGTCGAGACCCTCGAAGCCACCATCAAGTCCGAAGAGGCGGCTGCCAAGCGCGCCGCGTCTTTCGCTCCGGTCGCCGTCGCGCCCCGCAACGCATTTTCCGCAGGCCGGGTCAACGACCCTGACCCGGTAATGCAGGGCGGGTTCAAGTCGCTGGCCGAGTTCGCCAGCGTCGTGCGCTCGACTGCCTCGGGCATCTTCGACGATCGTCTGAACGCCGCCGGTTCGACCGTGTACAACACGAACAACGGTGCCTCGGGCGAAGGTTTCCTGGTCCCGCCGGAATATTCCAAGACCATCTGGAACATCGCGTTCACCGACCTCGACCTGGTGGGTCTGGCCAAGCCGGAACCGACCTCGTCTAACGCCGTGCTGCGTCCGAAGGACGAAAGCACCCCCTGGGGTGCGGTGGGCGTTCAGGCCTACTGGCGCAACGAAGCCTCGACCATGACGCCGACCAAGTACGCCGTGACCGGCGAACTGATGACGCTGCATGAGCTCTATGCCTTCACCGCCGCGACCAACGAACTGCTGTCGGATGCTCCGATGCTGGAGAACCGGCTGTCGTTCCAGGCTGGCCGCGCCATCGCGTGGAAGTCCTCGGAAGCCATCATGTGGGGCAACGGTGCCGGCCAGCCGCTGGGCTTCATGAACGCCACCTCGCTGATCACGGTCGCCAAGGACAGCGGTCAGGCCACGAAGACCATCACGGTCTCCAACCTCGGCAACATGCTGGCCCGCATGCTGGCCTACGGCGGCAAGCCGTTCTGGATCGCCAACCGCGACACCATCCCGGCGCTGATGCAGTGCCAGCTGGGTTCGTATGCGGCGTTCCTGCCGATCAACCAGCCGCTGGCGAACAGCCCGTTCGAGTACACCCTGCTGGGCTTCCCGGTGCTGTTCTCTGAACACGCCCAGACCCTCGGCACGCCGGGCGACCTGGTGCTGGCCAACATGGATGGCTACTACGCCGCCGTGAAGGCCGGTGGCGAAAGCTACGCCACCTCGATGCACCTCTACTTCGACACCAACGAGACGGCGTTCCGCTGGACCATGCGTCTGGCCGGTATCCCGACCCTGTCGGCTGCGATCTCGCCCGCGAAAGGCTCGACCACCAAGTCGCACTTCATCGCGCTGGCTGCCCGCTAATCCTCCCTGACTACGGGGCCGCCACGCGCGGCCCCGGTCTTTCCCTCATTCCGCACTGAAAGGAGACGCCCATGTGGCCGTCGCTTCGCCCTACGCAGCGCCTCAATATCGCTGCCGTCATCAACCCTCAGTCGGCAACCACCGTCCAGACCTCTGGCTGGGTGGCCGTCAACCAGTACAACAACTTCTTGGCCACCATCATCGTCGGCGCCATTTCCTCGACGGGCACGGTGGACGCCAAGCTCCAGCAGGCCACGGATAGCTCGGGCACTGGTGCCAAGGACATCACCGGCAAGGCGATCACCCAGCTGACGCAGGCCGGTTCCAAGTCCAACACTCAGGTGAACATCAACCTGAAGCAGGACGAACTGGATGCCCAGAACGGGTTCAACTACATCCAGCTGTCGATCACCCCGGCCACCGCCGCTGCGTTGATCACCGGCATCGTGTTCGGCGTCGATCCTGTCTACGGCCCGGCGGATACGCTGGCCCCGGCCTCGGTCCAGGCCAACCTCTAATTCCAGCTGACGGGGCCGTCTGATGACGCTGCGCGTAACCGTGCCGCCCTCATCGGGCGGCCTCATCACGCTGGACGATCTCAAGGGGCAGCTGCGCGTCGATTTCGACGACGACAACACGCTGCTGACCGGGATCATCCTGGCCGCTTCCAACCTGGTGCAGTCCATGTGCCAGCGATACTACCTACCGCAGACCCTCGAATGGGTCTGCGAAGGGTGGGAAGACCGGATGACGCTGCCGGTGGCGACCGGCGGCGGATCCCCGAACCTCAAGATCAATTCGGTGAAATATTCCGACCTGACCAGCACCACGCAGACGCTGGACCCCAGCCTGTACTGGGATCGACCAATGGGCGAGACGCGGGCGCTGGTTCGACGCTGGTACAGTGTTTATCCGCTGCTCGGTGACGGCCAGGAGCGCGTGGTCATAAACTTCAGCGTCCTGTCCACGGCCTATGTGCCAGAGCCGGTGAAACACGCCGTGCGCATGCTGGCCAGCCACTTCTATCGCAACCCCGACGCCGTGGTCGGCGTCGAGAACCGCGACAGTTCCACCCCCATTCCGTTCGGCGTCGAGGCGCTTGTGTCGCCCGAACGCTGGGAGCGTCAGCCGTAGGAACCGCCATGTCTGAAGTGACCGTGCAATTCGACCATGACTTCGACTATCAGGACAGCCTGATCTCCATCGTTGCCTACAAGGCCGGGCACACGCTTTCGATCCCGCAGCCCCATGCTGACGCAGCGGTGGCCGCTGGAGCCGCTCGCCTGATTTCCGCACCCGAAGAGACCGCACACAGTGCAGACGCCGTCAGCGGGTAAGCTGCGGGCGTCCCTGCGCTTTGAGCGGCAGGGCGCGGTGACCAATGTGGGCGGCGTCGTCTCGGGCGGCTGGTCCAGCCCCACCGTGCTGATCCAGAGCGCGCGGGCGCATGTGGACCCGCTGCGCGGTGGTGAGGCGGTGATCGCCGGGCGGCTGCAAGGTCACTCGGTCTATTCGATCTGGGTGCGGTTCACGCCGACGACCCAGACGATCACCAACGGCGACCGCGCGGTGAACACGCGCACAGGCGAGATTTACAATCTCGCGCAACCGATTGATCCCGATGGCAAAAGGCAGTGGCTCCTCATCCAGGCCAATTCTGCCGGCAACGCGAACGGGGAGGGCTGATCATGGCGCGCAGTGTGCAGGGCCTTGAGAAGCTGAAACGCCAGCTGGCGTCGCTGCCCGATGCCGTGAAGCAGGAAGTGGGCGACGAGGTTCGCTCCAGCACGATCGGCCTCGGGCTGAAGATACAGCGCGCCTGTGCGGTGCCGCAGATCGCGGACCATGTCAGCGTGAACAAGGTCGACAAGGGCGAAGCGGGCGCTGCGGGCATCCGATACGTCATCGTTTCCGAAGCGTCGAACGGCGAGCACGGTCACGTCTACAACCCGCGCTGGGAAGAGTTTGGCACTGCGCCACACAGCCTCGCGCGTGGAGCTCTCGCCATCCGCAAGGACAAGTACGGTCGGGTCCGGTCGAACGGCAAGAAGCAGGACCAAGGGCCATGGCACCCCGGCGCCAAGGCGCGACCGTTCTTCTGGCCAACCGTTCGGGCTTGGAAGAAGCAGGCAAAGCGCATGCTGAGAACCCGGCTCAATAATATCGCGAAGCGGATTGCCGGCTCATGAGCGATCCCGCTTACGCGCTCCAGATCGGCATGGCTGCGGCGCTGCTGGCCGATCCGACCGTGACGAGCCTCGTCGGCACGGCTGTCTACGACAGCCTGTCGGCAGTCAATGTGCCCTATCCGTTCATCGAGATCGGGGACGACCAGGTCCTGTCCGAAGGCGACACCATGTTCGACAGTTCGGAGGTCTACTCCAACGTCCACATCTGGTCGAACGGCCCCAACGGCAGGCTGGTCGGCAAGTTGATCGCACAGGCCGTGCGCAACGTACTCCAGAACCCGTTTGCGCTCACCGGGCATGTGATCGCGTCTGCGAGCCTGCACAATTCCCGCTTCATGATTGACGGCGATCCCACTGATCAAGGTCAGGTTTCGCACGTTGTGATGACGTTCCAGTACCACACGACACCCACCGCCTAACCTGATCGCGCGGTGGTGCCGCGCATCCCCTGAAAACCAACCCAAGCCCCGCTCGCGCGGGGTTTTTTTTTGGAGCGCGCCCCATGGCCACGCCTACTTATCCCGTTCAGCTTGATACTCGCGCACTCCTGATCGCCGTTGGCGACGGTCAGGCGACTGAAACCTTTGCCAACCCGGTGCTGATCAACACCTCGCGCTCGTTCAGCCAGAAGGCGTCGATCAACGCGACCGTGGTGCCGCGCACCGACGACCCGACCCAGCCCGGCCAGACCGTCCGCATCGTCACGGCGCTGGACAGCGAAATCTCGGGCGACGGCATCATGGATGCCGCCACCGCGCTGGTTTATTACAACAAGGTCGGCACCGCCGGTAACATCAAGGTCCAGGTTGGTTCGGCCACCGGCAACCTGGTTGTCACCGGTTCCTATTTCCTCGAAGAGTTCACCGTCACTGGTCAGAAGCAGGGTGACCTGGTGACCGTGCATGTGAAGTTCGTTCAGGCCTCGGCACCGACTTCCTCGGCTCACGTCTAAGCATGAGCCTCGTCGGAAAAGGCGGTCTTGGCATCACCCTTCCATGGGGCGACCAGGACCGCACGTTCCGCCTGCGCATTGGCGAATGGCGGAAGATCGAAGCCAAGTGCAACGCCGGGCCGGAAGAGATTGCGGCCCGGCTGTCGCCGTCGATCGCCGCGATGGACAGCGGCCTGTCGTCGCTGCAAGCGGCCAATCTGGGCATGGTGGGCAAGTGGCGCGTCGATGACGTCCGCGAAGTCATCTTGCAAGGGTTGCTGGGCGGTGACGACAAGATGGGGCCGGTCGAGGCCGCACAGCTGATCAAGGCCTGGGTGGACGAGCGTCCGCTGCGGGAGAACGTCTTCGTGGCCTACGCTATTTGCATGGCGTCGATCAGCGGGCTGAATGACGACGCACCGGGGGAGCAAGGCGGGGAGGGGGTAACAGCCCAGAACCCCTCCCCAACCGCCGAACCCGCTGGGGCGACATCTACCGACGAGCAGCCCGCGCCGGCTTCACGCCGCAGCAAACGGACCAAATGACGTTCTGGGAGTTCTCGGTGGCCTGTGAAGGGTTCGAGAGCTTCCACGCTGCGCCTGACGACGAGGCGAACGAACCACCGTCGCCAGAGCAGTTCTGGGCCGCGATTGGCGTCGAACCCTAACCATCCAGCAAGAGACGCGCATGGCCGGCAGGACCGATCTTGAGACGCTGACCTATGCCATCGAGGCGAAGGTCGACAAGCTGTCGAAGCAGATGGGCGACGCGCTGAAGATCGTCGATCGCGGCTCGACCGACATCGAAAAGCGCCTGAAGGAAGCCGGCGACAAGGGCGGACAGGCCCTGAACGGCCAGATGCGTACTCAGGTCATGGAGCTCGAGCACATCATGCGCTCGGCCTGGGACAGTCTGGCGTCAGGCGCCAGCCCGACGCGCGTGATCAGTCAGGAAGGCGGTCGTCTGGCACAGGTGCTGGGCAACGGCGGTCTGGGCGGTGCGCTCAAGGGCATCACCATGATGTTCCCGCCGGTCGTCATGGGCGTGGCAGCCATGGGTGCGGCGATCTACGCGCTGGCGTCAGCCGAGATCGCGTTCGAGGCCGAACACCGCAAGACGCTGATCGCGCTCATGGGCACGGCAGCTGCGTCGGGGCTGACGGTGCAGTCGCTGGAGGACATCGTCAACGCCACCGACAAGCTGAACCATCAGTCGTCGGTGGCCACCAGGTCGATGGCGCTCATGTTCGCCGGGCATGGCGTCGAGGGCGTCGAGAATATCAAGAACGCCACGGCAATCACGGAGGATCTCGCGGTCTCCCTCGGCATCAAGGTGCCAGCTGCGGCTGAAATGCTCGCCAAGGCGCTTCAGCACCCCCAACAGGGCGTCAAGACGCTGAATGAAGCCGTTCATGGGTTCGTGTCGGGCGAACAGATGCGCCTGATCGAAAACCTGTCAGCGGAAGGAAATGAACTGGAAGCGCAGAAGGTTCTGCTGGATGCGCTGACGAATTCTGTTCGCGGCAATGCCGACATGATGAGCGGCTGGGCCAAGATGATCCGCGACGTCGGCAATGCGTTCGCGGAAGCCGCGCACGGCGCTGGCGAGTTCATGGCGCACCTGTTTGGATATCACGGGCAGGATGAACTGAACTCTATGCGGGCGCAGATGGCGAGCCTGAAGAAGCTTGCGGAAGACCCGAAGGCCGGCAGGATCGCTCAAGATAACGCCAGAGCTCAGATGGGGGCACTTCAAGCCACCATGGCACCGCTGGAAGCCCGGCAGCGTGAGATCGACGCGCGGGGAAACAGGTTCCAGGCCAATGTGGAGGATCAACACCTACAGGAAGCCAAGGACCGCGCCGACCCGCAGCGGGCGCGCATCACGCAGCTGACGGCTGACGTCGATCGCCTCAAGAAAGCCATCGAAGACGACAAACGGGCTGGCAGGGACACGAAAGAGGACGAAGCCTACCTTCGGGGTGCCCAGACCAACCTCGCCCGCGCGAAACGTCGCGAAAACCACATGCCTGGCGAACGCACGGTTAGTGACACCACCGACGCGGAGAACCGCGCTGCGCAGCAGGAACTGGACGCAGCCACAAAGACGCTGGCTGCCGCTCAAGTCGGCCTGACCAAAGACATCGAAAAACGGCGAACCGCCGAAATTGCGGTGATCGAAGCCAATTTCGCTGAACAACGCGACAAATTGCGCGCGAAAGCCAAGGAAATTGAAGCGTCCAAGGGCGATCGGAACAAGACCGCTCAGCTGATTGAACTGGCCAACGCCGAAGCAAAACTGGATCAAACGCGCCAAATCCGCGAAAAGATTGCCAACGAAAAGATGGCCGAAGAGCGCGAGAACGCGGCCCGCGCCATCCGCGAAGAAATCGACCGCTCCGAGATCACCGTCCTCCAGGCCAAGCTGCAAAGCGCCAAGACCGAGAGCGAGCGGGTGAAAATCCAGCTGCTCCTGCTGGCGGCGGAAAAGAAGGAACTGGACGCCAAGATGGCGGCGGCGCGCAAGGCTGCGTTGGAAAAGGATCCGACTAACGCGGCCCAGATCAATCGCAGCTACGACACGCTCCAGCGCAACCAGAACCTAGCCTACTTCTCGCGGCAGATGGCTGTCGGCGCGCAATCGCGCGGCACTCGTTATCAGGACAGCCTGCCCATCGACGCTGAAAGCACGAACAAGGCGCTGGACAGCATCCGCACCAAGGGCCTCGACAACCTGACCAACGGGCTGACCGACGCGATCATGCAGTCGAAGAAGCTGGGCGAGGTCTTCCACGAAATCAGCGCCCAAATCATCTCCGACCTCGTCCGCATCGCTGTGCAGCGCGCGATCACCATTCCGCTCGCGAACGCGATCTTCGGTGGCAGCGACGGCGGCATCAACGGCGTGAACATCATGGCCAACATGGCGCTGGCAGGCGCACGGGCGGGCGGTGGTCCGGTGGGCAGCGGCAAGACCTATCTGGTTGGCGAAAACGGCCCAGAACTCTTCACGCCCGGCATGTCGGGCAGCATCACCTCGAACAGCGCGCTAAAGAACTTGGCCGGTGGTGCATCGCGATCGGGCGCGACGCTGAACCAGACCGTGAACATCAACGCCCAAGGGTCGATCCTGTCAGAGGAAGTTTGGGCCAGGATCGACGCTGCAAAGCAGCAGGCCATCGCGCAGGCGATCCCGGTCGCTGTTCAAGTCTCCCGCCAGATCATTCCCTCTGACATGGCCCGGCAACAAGCGACGAGGTTCCGCTGATGGTCGCCGTCATCACCCTGCCGACCGCACCGATCTTTGTGGTCGGCTCACCCCGGCTGTCGAGCTATGGCGTTGATCAGAAGTCGCAGATGGGCGGTGCGACGCAGCGCATCCTGCGGCTCGGCTCGCGCTTTGCCATCGACGTGGCCTATCCGCCGATGGCCTACAGCGACGCCCAGACGTTCATCTCGATGCTGGTCCAGAGCGAAGGCACAGCCGTTGCTGTGCCGTTCCCACAGCGCGGCCTGACCATCGGAACGCCTGGCAGTTTTGTCGTGAATGGCGCGGCGAACGCGGGGCAATCGCTGGCCGTGCGCGGTGGTGCTGCGAACTATGTGTTCCAGACCGGGCAGTTCTTTTCGGTGATCACGGGCGGGCGCCGATCGCTCTACATGTGTACCGCTCAGACCACGATGAGCGGCACCGGCACCGGCACCATACCCATCGCGCCGATCATCCGAACCACGCCCAGTGATGGCGACACTGTCGAGGTGGCCCAGCCCTATCTCGAAGGGTTCGTGCCTATGTCGGCTGCAAAGTGGTCGATTGAGATGCTGAAGCGGGTGGGCATCGCGTTCACGGTCGAGGAAGACCGATGACTTGGGACGCGACAAACCAGACAGCGGCGCAGGGCGCGGTCATCCACCCATTCTTCGCGCTGTCGATGACCCTGCCGGCAGCAGGCTCCTATGCTGCGCGCACCGTCAATCTGCTAGACGGCGCCGGGGCGGTGACGTTCAATTCGACCGTGTTCAAAGGCCTTGATACCGACTTCGGGTCGTGGTCGGCTGCTGACAGTTTCTCGGATGGCATCGCGCTTGCGTCCAGCCGGTTCCTGATTTCG